GACGTGTACGGGCAAGAGCATTGGGTTTTTGCCGTTGAATGTGCGAGCCGCGACGAGCGATGAAATCGCGAAGCGGCCCGCGATGCGCGGAGTGCCGGTGATCGATCGATGGATCGGCGTCGAATATGCGGTGGTGCCCGTTCCGTGTAACCCCGACGCCGAGATGCAGGCGGTGGCCAAGGGGATGGAGATGGGATTGATCGACGAGAGGCTCGAGGAATTGATCGTGGGGGTGTACGGCAGGATACCGGCAGCAATTGTAGGGGCACACGGCCGTGTGCCCACAAACGCCGCGATGATCCGGCAACGTATTCTGCATCAGATCCGTCAGCAATACGAAGAGTTAACCGGTAGATTGTAAGGGCGCTCAGCCGTGCGCCCAGGGCACACGGCCGTGTGCCCCTACGAAATTACATTCAGCATTCAGCATTCAGCAATGTTTTAATCCCGGCCGGAGAGTGCAGCCCCGACGCTCGAGGCGGAGCACTCAGGTCAAAGCACGTTCCTTTGTAGGGTCCGCATTGCGGACCAATTCTGAAACCGGTCCGCAATGCGGACCCTACGTCACAACATTCAACAGGAGACATGTAAATGAAATGGACCCCATCCAATTCCGATTCCACGCCTTCATCCAATGATGCCGGCGGCAAAGCAACGGACACAAACACCAATGAATCCCTCGAAAAGCTCATCCACTCGGCCGTCGCGGAAGGCTTTACCGAATTGCGGAAAGAGCTCGCCCCAACCCGGCGTTTCATCAATCCCGTCGAAGCCGGCACCTTTCGCGTGCCGGCTGCCGTCAAGCGGTACAGTTCCCTCAAGCATTTCGCCGGGCCGCACGCCGATGAGCGGGCCTATCGATTTGGCATGTTTTGCCTGGGTGTTTATGGAAAGAAGCAGGGAATTGACTTCTGCCTCAAGCAGGGAATCCCGCTCATCGGCGCCGGCGGCGACGCCATCAGCGACATGCAGACCAAGACGCAACGGGAGAACGTCAACGTCAGCTCGGGCTTCCTCGTCCCCGACGAATTCCAGAACGATCTGATCGACCTCCGCGAGAAGTTCGGCGTCTTCCGCCAGAACGCCAAGATCGTGCCGATGGCTTCGGACACGCGCAGCGACCCTCGCCGCGTGAACGGCGTTACCGCTTACTTCGTCGGCGAATCGACAGCCGCCCAGCTTTCCGACAAGCAGTGGGATCGCGTGCGATTGACCGCGAAAAAGCTCATGGTGCTGACCAAATACAGCAACGAGCTCAATGAAGATGCCGTGCTGAACATCGGCGATGATCTCGCCGGCGAAATCGCCTACGCGTTCGCCCTCAAAGAAGACCAATGCGGCTTCCTCGGCGACGGCTCCAGCGCCTACGGCGGAATCACGGGCGTCGTCAATAAACTCCTGGCGGTCGATCCCACCAACTCGAACAACCCCGCCAATATCCTGGGCATTGTTGTCGCGAGCGGAACGGGATACGCCACCAGCTACAAGAGCATCGTGCTGGCCGATTTCAACAGCATGGTCGCGGCTTTGCCCGAATATGCGGACGTGCCCGGCCAAGCCAAGTTTTATTGCTCGAAGTTTTTCTGGGGCTCGGTGATGCAGCGGATCGCGACAGCCGGTGGAGGCAACCGCGTGGCCGACATCGAGGGCGGCGCGCTGCGCAAGAGTTTCCTGGGATATGACGTGGTCATCTCGCAAGTGATGCCGCGCGTGTCGGCTGTGAGCCAGGTCTGCTGCCTGTTCGGCAACCTCGCGATGGCCGCGAGCATGGGCGATCGCCGGCAGACGACGATTCAGATGTCCGAGCATGCGCTCAACGCATTCGAGCAGGATGAAGTGGTCATTCGCGGCACCGAGCGCTTCGACATCATCGTTCATGATGTGGGTGATCCGACAGCCTCAGCAGGGCCTGCGAAAAGCGCCCAGATTGGGAATATCGCCGGGCCAATTATCGGGCTGATGACGGCGTCGTCGTAAGCGAACGAAGTTCGTTGTCCTTCGTCCTTGGTCCTTTGTCCTTTGTAAAGAAGCCATCGCACGCATTAGCGAAGGACAAGGGACCAGGGACAAAGGACTCTTTTTACAACTTAAAGAAAGGCAGGCTTTCCCATGATCGAAATCACAGAATCCAAAAAAGTCCAATCTGTCTGGCCGCAGGCTCGGATCAACAATGCCGCCGTGACGTGCGTGAGCGTGGATCGGCGGGGGTTTGATTACGCGGTGGTCCGCGTCGCGATCGGCGCGACCGATGTCGGCTTCACCACGTTCAAGCTCCAGGAATCCGACGATAACAGTACGTTCACCGACATTGTCGGGGCGGATTATTCCATCTCGCCCCTTGTGCTCCCGAGCAGCTCCAACAGCGACACGATTTGGGAATGGCAGGTCGATTTACGCGGCAGCCGCAAGCGATACCTGCGCCCCGCGCTGACCGTCGGCAATGGATCACTCGGCGCGTTCGTGTCGGCCGAAGTAGAGCTCAGCCGGGCGGAGCAATCGCCGTACAACGCAGTGACGCAGGGGCTGGCGGGGGTGGCGATCGTCTAACGCTCTTACGTCATTCGATCGAGTAAGCCAAGATTAACCACGGAGACACAGAGGCACGGAGAAGAAAAAAACGCTGCGTGCTGAGCTAATTCGTGGCAGGGGCGTCTCGCCCATGCTGCTCTTTTATCAAAGCACGGGCGAGGCGCCCGTGCCACGAAATGCGTCAGCACCCAACTCTCAGCACTTTCTTTTCTTCTCCGTGTTCTCCGTGTCTCCGTGGTGAATCCCTCTTTTCCCAGATCAACCCAATGACAGATCTCATCACAACCTCCCGCGCCACGCAGAATGCCACGCTGGCTGCCTTGAACACGGCCAACGCGACCTATCTCGCGTCGTTGATCACGGCGGCCAGCGACGCGGTCCGCGGCGCATGCAAACGCGACTTTTCCCAAACCTCTTACACCGAATATCACAGCGGCGGGATCTACATCCGCGAGCCGCTTCGGCTCCGGCAATTCCCGGTCCTGGAGATCACGCGGGTGGCCGCCAACCCGCGGGCGGCTTTGCTCGTGCAAAACGTGGATGCGGGGACGAACCAGCGGGCGACCGTCGAAACCACCGCGACTTCGTTGCGCGTTGTCCGCATCGCTTCCGCGAACACGATCACCAACGATCTCCCTTTCGCGACCTATCCCACGCTGGCCGAGATGGCCGCCGCCATCAATGGCCTGGGCGGCGGATGGGCGTCGCAGGTCATCGGCCAGTTCGGGCTCTGGCCCGCGAGCGATCTCAAGCCGCTCCAGGGAGCGGCGATGTCGCTCTTCGGCGGGCGCGAGCTTGAATTGTATACCGAGGAATTACAACCATTCCTCTGCTGGCCCCCGGGCGACCCGTGGGGGGATGATGCCGGGGATCAGTGCAGCACCGGCTGGCGCCTCGATGACGAGACCGGCGAACTCTTCGGCCGGTTCCCCCGCGGCCAGCTCAATATCCGCATCGACTACACCGCGGGGTTCGCGTCCATCCCCCAGGCGATCCAGGAGGCGTGCGTGCAACTGGTCCTCGATCTCTACAACGGCGGATTGGTCAATTCGACCCTGAAGAAAGCCACCCTGGGCGGCGGGAGCTTCGAGCTGCAAAGCCAAAGCGGCACAGCCGTGCTGTCGGGCAAGGTGAGTCTGCTGCTGGCGCCGTATGTGGATTTCAGCAAGACGATGTTCCGCTGAAGGCGGAAATCCGAATGACGAAACTCGAATGACGAATCAAGCTCGAATGACGAATGACCCAATGACGAAACAAATGCGGGGAACACATAGGAACTGCATCGCCGTCGCGTCTTCGTTTCGTCATTTGGATTTCGTCATTCGAATTTGATTCGTCATTCGTGCTTCGTCATTCGAATGTGAAAGCCGATTCGTCATTCGAATTTCGTCCTTCGGATTTCCCTCAAGGAGGGCCCTATGTCTCTCACCGCGCTCTTAGATCGCACGATGAATCTCGAACGCCAGACCACCACTTCCGATGGCAGTGGCGGCACCGTTCGGACCTTTGCCGCGATCTTGTCGAATGTCCCCTGTGCCGTAACCCCGGCGGCGGCGTCCGTCGTCGCCGACTATGCCCGGCTCGACATGATCGTGACCTACACGATCTACACGACCGCCGATCTCGATACCCTCGTCAGCGGCGGCGCGCAGCTGGGAGATCGATTCACCGACGGATCGGTCTACTACCTGGTCAAGGCGGTGAAGAAAAGTGCGAATGCGCTGATTACGTCTGAACCGTTGTATGAGATTGACTGTGAACGCCGGGTCGTGTGACCGTCCTTTCCTGAGTGTCCCTTGTCCTTGGTCCTTTGTCCTTTGTTAAGACGTGCAATGAGCGCATCAACAAAGGACAAGGGACCAGGGACAAAGGAC